GTATGGCACGGCCTTGCGGCCGGCGCGAATGACGCCGGCGCGTTTCGTCGCTCCGACACGCAGGCTGCCGGCCAGCCGGCCGGTCTTGCCTCGCGGGGCGAGGTTGCGGACGGCGGGCAATGCGATCTGCGCGGCCTCGCGGTTCACTTCCTTCAGGTCGTCCATGTCCGCGCCGGCCTTGCGCATCGTCTGCACGAAGCGTCTCTGGCCGACGACCATCAGCGCCTTGCCGGCCATCACTTGCTGCCCGTGTACGGTGCGTGGGCGACGTTCGTGACGGCGAAACTCAGATCGTTCGTGTTCTTCGATTTGACGTCGCCGCCGATGGCGATTGGCGCGATGGTGACGTTGAAGGTCCACTGGATCTTGCCGGCCGTGTTCGGTACGAACTGGGCCGGCAGCGTCTCGCCCTTGTGATCGAAGAGCCAGACGGCCAGACCGTCCTCGCTGAAGTCGTCGCCCACGGTGCCCTCGAACGTCCACGTGGTCGTGGTGTTCGTTTCCTCGGACCCGTCCAGGTAGGTCGTCGGGTCGTCGCTGCTGTTCGACGGATTCAGCTGCGCCTTGGTCAGGTCGGCGCTGAAGTCCCTGCCGTCGGACGTGTCCGTGATCTTGAAGATGCCTGGGCCGAGCGTGCGGATCTTTCCAGCCATGATTGTTTCCTTCCTATTCTGTTTCTTCGATTTCCAAAGCGTTCAATGTGACCTGGTAGGCCGCGAGCGTGCCGGCGCCGGCCAGGCTCCAGCTTGCCGGCGTGGCCTTCTGCATGTTCAGGCCCTTGTCGGCGAGCCGGTCGAGCGCGGCGAGGATGTCATCGACGGCCGATGGCTGCGTGGCCGGCGTGCCGGCGATGACGTCCAACGTCCAGACCGGCTCTGGCGGGCCCCATGATGGCCATTCCACGGTTGGCGGTTCGATGAACACCGCGACTTTGCCGGCTGTCGGACGGATCAGTTGGGCGTCGATGCTGACGCTGCTGACCAGTCCATCGAGCATGTCGGTGAGCGTGTTCATCAGCGCGGCGCGTTGTTCCTGGATGTTCATGCGATCACCATGCCCCCGGTGAGCACGCCGGCGGCGCGGAGTTTCGGCCAGACCGAGCGGAGCGGGTCGGTGGAGATCCTGAATGGTTCCACGGTCGAATCGCCCACGTCCATCACGCCCAGGCGCGCGTCACGCATGTT